ACAGTAGAAGAACAAGAAGGAAAACCAGATTTTAAAGATATACTAAAGTTACCAAATAATTTTTTCATAGGATCACGTATTATATCAAATATAGCATTTCCTAACAAAGGTATTAATGAAAAAGGATTTGAATCATGGACAGGATCTAAACTTAAAGTTGAAAACTTGGAACGTTATTCTATTAAATTTTATAAAATTATTAATAAAATAAGACAAATTAAAGGACCCAGTTTTGTATATTCTAACTTTAAAGAATTTGGTGGTTTAAAACCACTTCTAGCTGCTCTAGAAGCTAATGGATTTAAAGATGCTGGAATATTCGGACCTGGTAAAAATAGATATGCAGTATGGTCTGGTGATGAAAAGGCAGAACATAAAGAAAAAATTAGAGATATATTTAATCAGTTTAAAAATGCAGATGGTTCACAAATTAAAGTAATTTTAGGTTCCCCGTCAATAAAAGAAGGAGTTAGTCTGCTAAGAGTTAGATCAGTTCATATATTAGATCCATACTGGAATACATCTAGATTAGATCAAGTTATTGGTCGAGCTATAAGATATTGTTCACATAAAGATTTACCCAAAGAGGAACGTCAGGTTAATGTTTATTTGTATTTGGCATGTGCACCCAAGGGTAAGCATTCTTCTACTACTGATAAGTCTCAATCCAGTCAACTTACCGTGGATCAACATATTTATCGTATTGCGCTAGAAAAAGAAAAGTTAGTCAAAGAATTCTATTCAGTTATAAAACGTTCAGCTGTTGATGCAAAGCTTTTTGCTAATGCACAAAAATTTGTTACAGAAAATTAAACTATTTAAATATTAATCAAATATACTTTATTAATAATTAAATAAAATGCCAAGATATTATTTTTTAACAAATTCTACCCAAACCTTTATTGTAGGACCATTTATTACTGTGTGTGATGACACAAATAGATACTTTGGTCAAGTTATTAGATCTAATGATTATTCAGAGCAATATGATCTTAAAACATTATATAAATACAAGTTATGGGTTTTTGAGGATAGTGAATCAACAAATCTATCTCTATTACAAATTAAATACAAACTGGTTGATTCACTTGAAAATTTAAGTTTGTTTTGCAAGTTAATTGGTACATTTGAAGGCCAAATAGAATTATTAAATCCTATTCTTGAAATTACAGATGCAAATACAAAGTATATACTAGAACTTAAAATAAGTAATGGTATTATTTGTTGTCCAAAATTAACAATCGAGTTTTAGTTAAATTATATTTTAATATTTGAGACAAACACAGGTTTGTGATCTGATATTCCCGAGTTTGGACTTAAAACAACCCAGTCTGATTGATTGGTTATTTTCTTAGATTCAAATAGTTTTATTATTTTTTCAAATTGATAAAAAATTTTATAACCAAGTAACTTGGACAAAAATTTATATTTGGTTGAGTTACCTATTCTGAACTCTGAACTAAACATTATATGATCTATTTGTCCTAGTTCAGGTTTGGAATTAAATTCAGATCCATGCTTGTGAGTTAGTATAGAACTAAACCCTTGGTTTAGAGTACTATTATACAATACACAATCAAATAATCCCATAAATTCTTCTAACATATCTATTGGTTTATTAAAATCTCCCGCAATAATAAATGGTGTATCGAGATTAGAAACAAGTTCTTGACCAAAAGTTTGTATTTGATATTCAGACCATTTCCAATAAAAATGGATATTCGCACAAGAAATTATTTGATTTAATTTATGAAATTTAATTTTAGTAATTAAAGCTATTTTTTTATCAAGATGTATTTGTTTGTATTCAGTAATATAACCTTTTGTTATTAATGTGACCAAATAATTTGTTTGAGTTTCCTGACCAATTGCTATTTGATTAGACTGGACTAGAGTTTTAAGTTTATCTAGTAACAAAGGGTGAACTTCTTGTAAACATATTATCAGAGAACAAGGTGATTTGGTTATCATCCAGTTTAAAATATTAATAATAGCATGAGATCTAAATTCAATAAATCGATTATAATCAACTGATGCAATAGTATATGGATTTATTTTATATTTAGGATTAGATTTAATCCATCCTTTCCAACTCATAAATGAAATGGTAGGTTCAGGATTAAGTAGATTCCAAGTACAAATATTAAGTTTCATTTAATTTTTGTGTATTATAATATTCTAGATAAATAATTGAATAAAAAATTGATTTTTTTATACTTAAACATAAAATATATTTATTTAGTAAATCAATGGAAAATCCTTATAAAGTACTAGGTGTTGAACCCAATGCAACTAATTCTGAAATAACAAAAGCATATAGAGATTTAGCCAAAAAATGGCATCCAGATAAAAATAAAGCTCCAGAAGCATCTGAAATGTTCAAAAAAATTAATGATTCTTATAAATATTTGACAGATGAGGGTAAACGCGAGTTTTTAAATACTCATGGAAGACGAATGGATGATGAAGATGAAGCTCATGCAGAGATGCGAGCTCAAGGAAATCAATTTCCTCAAGGATTTCCATTTCCTCAAGGATTCCCTTTTTCCCAAGGATTCCCTTTTGGACCAGGTGGAGTACATTTTTCTGCAGGACCTAATCTTGAACAGATTAAAGAGATGAAACGTAAACAGTTACATATTAAGATGAATGTTGAACTATCATTAGAACAAATATACACAGGTATTAAAAAAACTTTAAAGTATCCGAGAGTACGAATTGTAAATAATGTTCAAATGCAAGAAGAAGGAGAAGTAGAACTTGATATTAAACCTGGATTTACATCAAGTTCACATATTGAAATAAAAAATAAAGGTAATATTTTAGTAGATAATGATGGATCTGAAATTATTGGTTCTGTTATATTTGCTGTTTCAGATTCAGATAATTCAATATATGAACGTGACTATAAAAAACAAGAAAATTTAATTTGTAAAAGAAAAATATCTTTGGTGGAAGCTTTGTGTGGTCTATACTTGGAATTACCTCATCCTTCTGGTCTTAAACTAGTAGTTGATACTCAATCAGTAATAAAACCAACAACCCAATATAAAATAATTAATAAAGGATTACCAGTACTTGGAAGAGGTAAGAGTTATGGAGATATTATATTTAAATTTGAAATAGAATATCCAGAATCAATAACAATAGAACAAAAAGAAAAGTTGGAAGAAATATTTAGTTATAAAGCTCCTGAACATATTGGAGGACCTGGTAAAATATATTCAACTCTTGTAGAACATAACGAAGAAGAAGAAACAGATGATAATGATGAACATAATAATATTAGCTCTGGTCAATCAGTTCAGTGTGCTCAGAGTTAAATATATGTTTAAATATCTGTTTAAAGAAACCAATGAGTTTTGCCAATAATTTTTTTCTTTAAATAGACATAGTATTCATTAAATTGTCTTTCTTGAATTATATCATAATTTGGGTCTGTTTTATCAATATTATTATCTTCTGGAGGATTAGATAAATTACTAATAAGATTTCTTTTATAATAAACATTATTATTATTAACTTGAAGCCAAGTGGTATAGTAATAGCTAGTTCCTTTATAAAATGCTAAACCAAATCCATCATAAAATCCATTTAAAAAATCAGGATCGGAAATATTTCCAGGAGGTATTTTTTTTTCAGGTGTGGTATTTTGATTACATCCACACTCGTATCCGACAATATATCCAACATCAAATCCTTCATCATATTCAGATCTAATATGACTATAAAGTAATTGTAAAATTTCTTGATTAAATTCGGTATATGGAACAATTTCAGGTTGAATTGTTTCAATTTCAGGTTCTTTATATGTCCATGTACTAACAAAATCTTTTGGTTTATTAATTTTTGTATTAGCAATCCAATAATACATTGCATCTCCTAACAAACCTCTACCAGGTTCTGTTTTTTGTATCTCTGGATTTATTTTAGGTTCATCTGAACAAGGTGTTTTATTTTTATCATCTGATTCATTATCATCAGATTCACTATTTGTTTTATTATCATTTTTTGGTGGAAAGAAACTAACAACATATGGGTTTGTTTCACCAGCACCAGATTGAATATTTAATGAATTTTTTAAATTTAAATATTTTTGTTTCCAAGCAATATATTTTAACTTGTAGGTCATTAATATAAAATGAGATGAAATTTTATATTAATCCAAGTCTATATTTATTAAAAGTAATATGTTTATTTTCAATAGCAAGTTTTTCAACATAATCCTGAAAAATATTTGTTTTAAATGTTTGAATTAATGGAATTAATCCTTTATTATATAGGTACTCTTCTGAATTTAAAATAAAATAAGAGTTTAACCATGGATTTGAATCTGTTGTAATAAAAATATCATTATTATAAAATGCAATTAGCTGATTTAATTCATCTAATAAATAAAAAAAGTTATAATGAATATGTAAATAAAATTCTGTTAGTTTAATTTTAGAGGTAGCAGAGCGAGTTTTTACTAATTTATTAAGTATACTGAACAGGGGTGTTTTTTCAGTACTTGTAAATATATCTTGAGCATTTATCATATCCATAAATTGAACATGGTGTTTTCTTAAATTAAATTCAACCCCTGGGATTGATTTATATCTGGATGTTTTTTTTTCTATAAAATTTATCAAGTCAACATTCCAGTACTTGAAATCACCTGAAAATAATGAAATAGTATGATTATCTGGATTAGAATCATCAATTATATTATCATCATAAACTTTTAAAAGATTAGATGATATTTTATCATATGAACTATAAGTATTATGGATAATAACTGAATCAATACTAAAATAGTGTGCCATTGATGATATAAATTTTATAAGATCTTCATCATTAAAAATATTTTTTGATCCTAAAAATCTACTTATATAATTAACTGAAATAGTATCTCTTAGTTCAATAAATAAAACAATTTCACCTGTATTTTCATTTTGTAAAACAAAATATATTTCATCTTTTGAAGCAACTTTTGATTTCTGTTGTAAAAAGAAATATTTTTCATACACTGGATTATCATCTAGATAAAAGGCTTGAAATAAATAAGTTTGTGAACCAATATCAGAATAAAAATAACGTTTGTTATTATAAACAGGCAACACAATTCTATAAAAATAATAAACTTTTGAAACAAAATCGTCACCTTCTACATTGTGTTCTTCTAGCCAATTAATTTTTGGTATGGGTTCTAAATTTATTTTATATTTTGCAGCAACTGTTGATGGTGGAGATTTAATAGCTTTGATGTACTCAAAAGTATATAGTTTTTTAATTCGTTTTGATGCATTGGGATTAGGATGATAATAATGATAGTTTTCTTTAATTGATATTAATTTTAGGGCTCCTGGATTTAATAAAACTTCTTCTTCGCTCTGAAATAGAGAATAAGATTCAATACAAAGTCCAATTCCTTCAACCTGTTTAGGAATTTTAATTTTAATTAAAATAAATCCAAATAAATTATTTTTAGGATCATAAAATGGATTACGAGTAGTTGAAATAAATGATTTTTCTTCATATATATCTCCTGGTATTAAATGACTAAGATAATCATCTGAACTAATAAATCTATACAACCAATAATCTTTATCAAATTCGGGAGCTTTTGAAATAATTGAATGTAAATTATCAATTTGTTTTTCAATAAATGGATCTTTAAAACATTCATTTCTAATATAATAATTCCAATAATATGATCCAAGTAATGAATATAGTTGTATATATGCTTTTGCTATATTTTCTTTTATATATATTTGATGTTCAAGTATTTCCTTGGCTGTTATCTCATTTGCAGATATTATCTTACACATAGAATCAGATTCTATTGTTTTTAAATCAATATTTATCTCCATATTTAGACCTAAATTAATAAGTTCTGATTTAGTATAATATGGTTTAGTAGTAATAAAAGGGATAAATGAAGGTTTGATACATGTGGTTAAATCAGATGTCATTGGTTGAGACAAATAAAATACTTTATAATATGTTTGTGAAAGAGTATCTAAATCATAATTAGAAATAAAATTAAGATTTTTTTTTAATTTTTCAGTATATGAAGAGTTTGATAATTTATTAGATTCAGAAATTTTTTTGAGAGTATCTGATAAAAGCCTAACAATTTTTTCATTTGGAAGTCGATAATTATGAAATATAACACGTGAATATACATTTGAAGCCTCAATTAGATAAAGATTTTTTGAAAATATATCAAATAGTGGTATTGATTTATCAATTTGTGATAGTTCTATTTTTGTATTTATAAAGTTATTTTTTTTATATTTAGAAGAATCTAAAATACCAAGATTATAATAGAGTTCATGTAAAACAAATTCTTCATCTACAGATTTTTTAGTGCCATCAGGTAATTTAATGTGAAACATTCACTATTAAAATATAATAGATAAATTATTTTACTATTTTTTAAGTAAAATAATATCTTAAATAATTATAATAATTTAATGGATTATAATCAAGATTCTGCGATTAATAGATTACATGTGCTAGACGATACCAATGTTACATGCGACAAAAATGCTTGTGCTGTCTTCAATGGTGGAATTTATGTTGAAAAAGATATTCATGCTGCAAATATTCATATTAGAAATTTTAAAAATGACTATATTAGTAGCACTCGTGTAGATATAAGTTTGACAAATATAGATACTGCAAATATTAGTAAAGGAATATTTCCTTCTGATATTTTAACAACTGCAACTTTAGGATCAAATGAAAAAAAATGGAATTCAGTATATGCAACAAATGGAAATTTTCAAGTTACTAATTCAAATACATGTAATTTAAAAAATTTAAAATATGAAAATCTTCTAACCATTCCATGTATACAAAATATACCAAGTAATTTTAATCCACAAAATGATTGGATTGTTCAACTTGATAAAGATATTATTTTAATAAATATTTATGAAATTTATACATATGCATCAAACTCCTTAATAACAATTAAAATACCAAAATCAGATATTTATTATGAACATCATAAAATAATTCTTACTCAAATAATTCCAAGTAAAAAATATAAAATACATTGGGTTATCTCAGGTAATCCTGATTTTATTTCAGATCATTCTATTCAATCATTTGAAATAATTAATTTACCACAAACTGGATGGAAATTAATTAAATATCTACAAGAAAATACAGGTTATGAACAAATTGATCCATGTTTTGAAGATGCAGAAGAAGATGATTGCGAAGATGAAGGTGAAGAAGATAATTCCGAAGATGAAGGTGAAGAAGATGAAAATAGGCTAGGTATGCTAGAGATACAACCTAGAGAACCAAATAGTACTTGTGTTAAAAAAACATTTATCAAATATGTTTATACACATCAAGATATAATTGATCAGAAAATAATTGATCAGATAACAAGTTCAATTTATGATATTAGTTCATCAGTAATTCATCAGGCACATCAGATTAGATTGCTAGATCAACAAATTATATGTCCAAAAATTATTGATGGACTTGAAAGAAAAATAGATAGTATGACAAAGAAAATTTTAACATTGGAAACACAATGTGGAGATATAGATTCAGAACTTAGAACACATGGAAGTAAAATAGATGATATGCATTGTAATACAAGAACATCACATTCGCATTCTTATAACTCGAACTCATCAAAACTAGTCGAGGCAATTGAGGATTTAACTAAAATAGTTAGAAAAAATGATAAAAAAATGGAAGAACTTGAAACAAAAATATCAAATGCAAATAGTAAGATGAAAAAAATTATAAAATATTTAAATTTGGAATAAAATTAATAAAATATAAGCTAAAATTATTAACATGGCTGGAGGAATATTACAATTATTAATAAAAGGACCACAAGATCTATTTATAACTGAAAATCCAGAACTATCTTTTTTTAAAACTGTATTTAAGAAACATTCTGCATTTTCTATTGAAACAAAAGAACAATTCTTTAATTCAATTAGTTTTGGAACTAAATCAATATGTTTAATTGCAAAAGATGGTGATTTAATTTCAAATATTTCTGTAAGAATAACACTACCATCATTAAATTCTAAAAAAGGTGATAGTTGTGAAGCAATATTTGGTTATGCAAATTCAATAGGTCATTTAATGATTGAATATGCTGAATTAGAGATTGGTGGATATATAATAGATAAAAGATTTGGCGAATGGTTTGAAATTTGGTCAGAAATATCACAAACAGCAGAAAAAAAACCTGGTTATGCCGAAATGATTGGAAAAAGAGATCCAATTTCATTTAAACCTGATTCACTTGCAAATGCATTAGATCTAATAGTACCATTAGATTTTTATTTTACTAAAAATATTGGTCTTGCTTTACCAATTATTGCACTTTATAAAAATGATATTTATGTAAATATTAAATGGCGTGATTTTAATGACTGTTGGATTTGTAATAAACCAAATGTTAGACCAGATTATATACCAAGATTTAGTGCTGTGTTATATGTTGATTATGTTTATTTAGAATTATGGGAACGAGAAGACTTTATATCAAACTCTCATTTATATTTGGCTGAACAAGTTCAGTATAATAATATATATTCATATCAAAAATCAAATTTAACACCAAGTGTAGAATTAGATTTTTCACATCCAGTTAAAGAAATAGTTTGGGTAATACAAAGATCAGATATTAATTTAAGATCTGTGACTGGTGATACAGATTATACATATGGAAATGATTGGTTTAATTATTCTTGTTTCAAGTCAAGAAACAGGAATATTGTTAAAGATCCATTTGAAGTAGCAAATTTAATGTTTAATGGTCAAGAAAGAAGTATGTCATTTCCTGCAATTTATTATAGATTGTATCAAACTTATTTTAGACATACTAAAACTCCATCAAACTATATTTATGTTAATTCATTTGCTTTACAACCTGAAGAATTTCAACCAACTGGACATTGTAATTTTTCTGGTATAGAAAAAGCTAAACTTAATTTAAAAATGATTTCTGGTATTGGTTATGATTATAATGTAAAAGTATATGCATTATCATACAATTTTGTACTAATAATTGATGGTCAGATAGGTATGGGGTTCCAAATGTAAGATTGATGTTTGTTTTTTACATAAAAAAACAAACATTAAATATTATCTTTTGCACTTTTTAGTTCCAAATGTAAGATTGATGTTTGTTTTTTACATAAAAAAACAAACATTAAATATTATCTTTTGCACTTTTTAGTTCCAAATGTAATATTGATATTTTTATGTAAAAAACATTAAATATTATCTTTTGCACTTTTTAGTTCCAAATGTAATATTGATATTTTTATGTAAAAAATATTAATCTTATCTTTTGCACTTTTTAGTTCCAAATGTAATATTAAATCTTATCTTTTGCACTTAATAAGGTATTTCATCATGACTTTCATATTTCATATTATCATCTAGTTTTACATATAAAATTTTTTTACTAGGTAACTCGTAATTTTCAAATGTATCATCATTTATTTCTAATAAATGTTTCATTAATACTCGTGCGGTATGTTTATGTGTTACAATTAAAGGAAAACTATTTTCTGTTAAAGTATAGAGAATATCATTTTCATAATATGGTAGCAATCTATCTAAAACATTTTCTTTTGATTCTCCATTTTTAATTTTATTATAATAACAATTTCTATAAATAGGATATTCATTTGGAGATTCATAATCAATTACACTTGGTGGTTTTATATGAAAATTTGTTCGTAACATTTTTGTATATTTTTCACCATAAATAGTACGAATATGTTGTCTTGGTACACCTTCTAAATTACCATAATGTCTTTCATTTAATCTCCAACTAGTATGTATATGAATATTTTCTAATTTTAATTGTTTTTTAATAATATTAGATGTATCTATTGATCTCATTAATACAGATGAAAAAATAACATTTGGATACAATTTATTATTTAAAATACTTTGAGACATTCTATATGCTTCTTTTTTACCATTTTCTGTTAAAGGAATATTTGTCCAACCGGTAAATTTACTATCATGATTCCATATTGATTCACCATGACGAACAAGTAAAAACCTTTTTTTATTTAATAAATTACAGTTTTCAGAAATTAATTTTTTTCGATACATATTTATTTCTATTTAATTAATTTACTATTTCTTATTTAAATAATTTTAAATTAATTAAATGAATTTGTTAGATCTTTTTCTTCATTATCTGGAAGATCTACATCTAGCTCTTTTATTTTCCAAATCTCATAAGTGTTATTTGGAAGAGGTCTACGAATTTTAAATGGTGTCATTTTATTTTTAAGTTCATAAATTGCTATTTCAACTGGAGATTTACCTTCAATATTTTTAACAAGAGTTTTTGCACCAACAGAAATTTGTTGAGCTCTAATTCCCAATACTCTAACCATTTCATATTTTGTTAGCTTGGACAAAGTAATACGCTCATCATCTGGAACTTGAGTAGGAGGTCCTATATCTTCATATTCAGCTATAACATTATCATATTCAAAATAACATTCTACTTCATCTACATTTTCTTTTAAATCAGCATTTGAACTAATCTCTTCACCATCACCTTCAACATAATCATCATAGTCTTTTTCACCATTATCATCTTCTTCTTCATCAATAACACCTTCTTCTGCAATGATAGCTTCAATTTCTTCAACTTCTGTTTCAGAATCAGCATCTGACTCTGACTCGGAGTCAGATTCTGTTTTAATTAGAGCATTCTTTTTTTTGAGCTGTTTCTTTGATGACATTTATTATATAATTATACAATATATATTTATATAAGGAAATTTCAATTTTTTAATAGTTTAATTAGTTTCGGATTATTCTTCTTCAGCTTCTTGATCATCAGAGCCAGCTTCTTGATCATCATCTTCATCATCATTTTCATCTTCAGAATCATTTTGTTTAATAGATAAAGGTGCAGGTGCAAAAACAGGTGCAGGTATAGGTGCAAAAACAGGTGCAGGTACAGGTGCAAAAACAGGTGCAGGTACAGGTGCAAAAACAGGTGCGGGTACAGGCGCAGATCTAGTACTTTCTTTTTGATTAATATTTTTAAATATGTCAGAAATTACCTTTTTAGCTGGCTCTTTTTTACCACTATAAAATAAATTAGTAAATTGATCTACTTTATCATCTATTTCTTTATCTGATAGTTTAATTTTATATTTAATTACATTTAATTTTAATCCTTTTTTCAATGAATCTACCATATATTTTTGAAGCCCAATCCAATATGTAGTATTTACCATATCTGAATTTTCTTTTATTTTTGAAAATTCATCAGCATCAACTATTAGTTGTATAAAAAAACTAAATTCTGTTAAATCAAAAGGGTTCAAATATTTTTTTACTTTACTTGAAGTTTGTTTAGGGACATTTGTAAACTCTTCTGTAGTATTTTGTTTGCTTAGTGTTAAATATAAATAAAAAAGTATTAAAAAAAATAAAATTGTAAATAAAAGATTTGTAGTATCCATAAGTATATATATACTTTATATTTTAATTTAAATTAAATTAAATTATCTTTATGTTCCCCATTGGATATTACATTGACAGCAAATATATTTAATATTATACTCTTTTCCTAATCTATAAAATACTGCTTCTTTTTCTATCAAAACATTTGGATCATTAGGACTAGTATTTGTTACACATTTTGTATTTGGACATATATAATCCTTTGTTCTTGGTAAAGTTGGATCATTTATTCTTTGTTTAATATCATCATCATTTGCTACTGCACTTTTCTCAAAATTAATTGAATCAATCATAGTACCTGGTTCTAAATAATATGTTGTAGAACAGTTTGTACATGATAAATAGAACTGTGAAATACTTTTTTGAAACTTTACAATCTGCTTATACATATTTGATAAAGCAGTTGATAGCTCTTCAGTGGTCATTAAATGCACATCATTTGTTTTTAATACAGATTTTAAATCTAGACTATCCAGTTCAGATTCTGCCCACATAATTGAATATTGAGTATCAGAATTTATAAATTTATTTTTCTTTGACTCCAAATTAGAAAAAAATATTTCAACAAGTTCATCCGGTGAGTCTATTGATTTTATATTTTCATCACTAGATAAATTTGTATTTTTAATTATTTCAAGAGTATCAGAGCAATATTTACAATAGAACATTAAGTTATAATAGTAGTAGTATAGTTATTATTTTTAAATAATAAAAATATCAATTTTTTTAAAAGTTTATTTTTTCTCTATAATATTTATAATACTTGTATGAAAATAGAATATATTAATATATTAACTGGAGGAGATATTATATATAAATGTGATGAAGATTTTTTTGAGTGTCAAAAAGATACTTTAAATTTTGGATTATGTATGCCAAAATCAAAACCAGATAAATGTAATGATATGAACTATGATTTAAATAGTGAAATTAGAATTCCACAACCTGATAAAGATAAGCTTAATTCAGAAGAAAGAAAATATTTAGATGAATTGAAAAAAAAAGGTTTAGCAAAAGGATATATTGAGAAAAATTTGACTAATTCGTGTTATAAACAAAATAATAATCCAATTATATTTGAATATAATTTTATTATTCCTACAAATTTTTCAATAGCAACCATTAATGCAATGGGTATATATAGAGGTAATAATATTGATTTATTTAATTTAATTGATCTAAGAATGAAAATGTTAGGTAATCAACTTGCAGAATATAATCCAACAATTGTATGTTTTCAAGAAATGTCAGAAGTCTCATTTGATTTATTATATACTCCCCAAATAAGAAAATTATATCCATTTTTTTATGAACATAATTTATCAGAACTAAAAACTAGTAGAAATAAAGATATTGAAGTTTTTGTTTTATCAAAAATTCCTATTAAAAAAGTAACAATTTATCCATTAGAAGGAAATCTTGATTATACAAACTCACTTGGAGTATATGAATTTGATAATTTAATTATTATTAATGTTTATATGCAAGCAGGTTCATCAAGTTCTCCTGGTCAACAATTTAAATCATTACATTATTCTAGATGTAGATCACAACAATTACATTTCATTAAAAGTATTATTGATAATAATTCTACTAAACCATATATTATTTTAGGTGATTTTAATTTTGATTTAAATACTACTGATACAAATCATTATCCTGAAAAAGCACAACTTGATCAACTTGAATTTATTGATACTTGGACACATGGTACTGATACAAGTGGACTTACTGAAAATACAGATATAAATACACTAAGATGGAATTCTAAATTTGAAGAAAAAAAATTTAGATATGATGCAATTTTTTATAAAGGTAATAATATTGGATCTATAAAATGTAGTGAAGTTATTTTTAATATTCCTAAATCACTAGAAGGAGAGGAAAATAGATGGTATGAATCAACAATATTATCAAAACCCGAAAATCGTGTTGGTCAAAAAATTAGATATAATAAAGAAGGTTCTGTAGAAAACCCAATATATGATCTTTTTATCTCTGATCATTTTGGGGTATTTGCAGAATTTATACTTAAATAAAAAATTGACTTTATCCAAGCATTTTTTTCTTTAATCGCAAAGCTCATCAATAAAAAATTGACTTTATCCAAGCATTTTTTTCTTTAATCGCAAAGCTCATCAATAAAAAATTGACTTTATCCAAGCATTTTTTTATTGAATCGCAAAGCTCATCAATAAAAAATTGAAAAAATAAATTAATATAGATCTCTATCGGGA